TTACTCCTTCTGGTTTACTTTCAAACCAAAATCATTCACGAGCATCGCTAATAAATAACTCGTCCCAGAGGATAAACACCCTAAAAGAAAAGCATTTATTAAAATGTAATCAAATGTAAATAGTTCTGTGTAGGGGTTTATGCTCCATAAAAATACTCCCGCCCAAAAACCGAAGCACAGAGGGCACTTGAAGACCTTGCCCCAGAACCCTGCCTTTTCCATTAGTTTGCGGAAGCGCTCAAAAATAGACCCATAGACAACAATCATTGTTAGACCATAGGCACATAAAACAAAATGTAGTAGATTCATTTATTCCTCGTAGTAATAACCGACAAGACCGTAGGCAGCAGTTGAACCTGGATAGGTATTTACTGTGCCTTGTCTTGGCTCGTGGGGGACTTTACCAAGACGGGTAGTGTCTTCATCAGAAGGTTCTGTTAGAGACTTATCAAAGTTATTTTCATATTCTCTGTAAGCTCGGACAGAAGGTGCTTCTTCGTGAAGAAACTTTGCTATTGAATAGACAGCAACATCAACAGGGCTAATGTGGTTTTGTTTTTCCTCTGGGATAAGCATTGTGCTTTCCAAAGAACCAAACACATTTCCTCCTCTTGTCTTAGAAGGATCAACAACGCCGTATTTTCTCAACCACTCGAAAAGTCTTGACTGTGTAGCATAAATGTGATCGCCATATTGATCTTTTGATAGGGCAAAGATTTTGTTTTTAGAAGGTGAAACCATAATGTCTATGTCTGGGTGATCAAAAATCATTATGTCTCCCGCCATAGTTTTTCTTGCTTTAAGTTCGACAACCGCATCTGGTTTGTCAATCTTAATCTGAACTGGTTTGCTATTATCTATTACAATCTTCATTATGATACAATCTCTTTTTCAAGTTGTTGGATTTGTAGAACCTTATGAAGAGTTTCTTTGTTAATAGGTTCTTTGTTGATGTTTTCTAAAATATTATAAACCTTTAAAAGATTTTCTTTAATAGTTTCATCGTTTTTTGTTTCTTCTAGTTCTTGAGCATTTGAGATAACTTCTTTCAGACGACCAACCTCTTCACTTAAATAAAAGTTAAATTCCAAACCATTATCGGCAAATGAAGAAATATAGTTAGAAAGTAGTTGCTTTTGGTTCTCAAGTAGTGTAGAGTAGGAATCGTTAAATCTTTTAGTAAAGGTCTTAACAACCAGCGAAGACACTTGTGGGGTTTGTGTCTGCTCTGCTGGCTTAGAAGTAAGGCGCTCTACTATCTGTGTCTCAAGAAGGACTTTTGTTTTTGGTCCGTCTGTGGCTCCAAATATCTGTGCGATAGTCGCAAGGTGCTTGTAGTTAGGAACAAAGTTGTTAAAAACATCTTTAGATAACTGTTTGTTAATCTTTGAGATAGTAACGCTTTGCTCTTTGAAAAGTTGCTCTTGATTTACTCTAGTGTGTTGGGTTTTTGTCTCTACAAGAATCTTCTCTGCGATTTTCTCTTGTAAGTCACTGTTCTCCATAAGAGTTTTGTAAAGGTCTAACTCTTTACGGAGTTCTGTTCTTGGAGCAAATGCTTCTTTCATTATCTGAATGGCAGCATTTCGTTTCTTGTTGTTCTTTGCTACTGACTGCTTTACGATCTCTCTAACGAGTGCTTCATAAATAAAAGCAGTGTTTCTTTTCTTGTTGTGCTTACCCATTTAGTTTTGCTCCAAGTCTTTAAAAATTTCTTTTAGTTCTTCTTTAACTTCGAAGATTTGTCTTTCTTCTTCTTCGTAATTAGTTGCTTTGTTCTCAAAAATGCCCTTACTCATTGACTTGAAAGAATCAAGACCTAGCATTGTCTTTGCGTCTTTTGATAGGTTCATTCTTATTTGTCTGTCTGGCATTCTTGATATCTCGTGTGAATGGTCGGCACGGTAGGAACGCTTGCGTGCTCCTTCTGGTCGTTTATCTGTAGCAACTGGCTTATACATTTTACCTTTTGACTTTGTAGTTGTAGTCTCACCAGTTTTCTTATTTGTTATTTTATAACTTGGACTGTCGTCTCGTTTACCTGCTGGTTCCCCTCCAGGCTCTGCGAGTAGGGTAGTCTCTTCTTCAGCGGCTGGCTCTTCCGCTGGCTCTTCACCACCCAACTCTTCTCCACCCAGTTCATCACCGAGGTCTAGACCGCCTTCTTCACCGCCCAAGTCTCCACCGCCTAGTTCGCCAAGGGCTCCACCAGCAGCAGACTCTGATGCGGCTTCTTCTGCGACTTGCTCTAGGGCAGTAGCTATTTGCCTATCATAGAAAATTTCTCTTTGGTTGCGTAGGAACTCATCTTCTGAAACATCGAAAATGTTTTCAGCAATCCAACGTTTTGAGAAATAACCCTCGGTTGCTGACGAAGCAACCTGGAACTTCGTGTTCCAAGTTTCAAGCTCTTGTAGCTCGGAAATCTTTGAAGGGTTGTTAAGTTTTAGCTTAAAGTTTATTAAGTCGTCTCCACGATATCCAAGAACGTAAAGATGAATAGTCGCAATCTTCTCCAACTCTGAGATAATAGAACGCTGAAGTCTTTGGACTGTACGAGCAAAACGAATATCTTTTTGCGCTAGGGCACCTTTCTCTTCTTCTCCACCTTCACCTCTAATGAGATAAGACTGTGGTATTTTAAGAGCAGAGAACATTTTGTCTCGCATGTATTTAACATCATCAATATCGCCTGTGAACTGACCACCTGGGAGTGATTGGATTTCAGTTTTTACTCCACCACGGACAGGAATAAAATAATCTTCCTCAACAGACATAGGGTTGTAGCGAAGGTCAACTCTACCTGTGTCTGGGTCAACAACTTGGTTTCTCTTCATAGAAGTAATGAAACGTTGCATAAAGTTCTCTACGTCTTGTGCTGGAATGTTTCCAACGTCAACATAAAATACTTTTCTCTCTGGCGAGCGGACAATACGATAAGCCATCATAGAGTCCTCAAGAAGAGTTAACTGTCTCCAGATACGACGGGCAGGGTCAAGAACTGAAGTTCCATAAGGAGCAAACTTATCGTTTCCTAGAATACGGAAATGAGCAACCTGCCAGTTCTCGAAAGTAACACCAGCACTGTTCCACTGAAACTGGACATAGTTTGGGTTTTGTTTATCTTCACCCTCAAGTCTTTCTATATCACGAGAAGGAAGACCAATAACATTCTTGACGCCAAGGCTTGAGTCGATGTCCATATAAAGATAGAAGTCACCGTATTTACACATTGTTCTCGCCCAACCGAAAAGGTTGAACTCAATGTTTAGAACTTTGTAGTAAAGTGTTTCTAGGATATGTTTGATTTCTTCGTCGTGGCACTGGATCTTTAACATTCTGTTGTAGACATTAAATGTAGTCATCTCATCTGCGAAGATATCCAAAGCAGAAGCCAACTCTGGTGTGTACTCCATTTGGTCAAAGTCGGCATAGCGAACGAGACGGCTTTGAGTGCTCATGTTATAGTTTGAGAAGTTGTCTAAGGGATTGTAACCAGTTCTTTCAAACTTTTGACCAGCAACGTCTTTGAATGACTGGGCATACTTGTCTAGTCTTCTGCGACGAAGTTGTCTTGTGTTTTGTGTCCTGTAGTTAATAATAGGACCAGAAAACAAACGAGTTAGTCTTTTGAATAGAGGTGAGTCGGTGTTTTTGGTGTTTTCGTTTCCTGCCATTGTTTATCCCTTAAATATCCAAGAAAATTGTTTTCTTAATCGTTGTTGCTCTTCGAAACTTTCTCGTAAAGAGGCTTTGTATTGACCGGGGGCTCTTGTGTCTAGGTTTGTCCTAGAAGTTGTTATACTGTTTAAGAAGGCTTTTTTGTATTCTACGTCTCGTTGGTTTTCTACAATAGCCGTGTCTCTCACCCAACAACCAATAGCAGCAGCCATAACCAAGTCGTCGTTATAACCACGCTGTGCTTCCGGTCTTCCATTTTTCCAAATAAAGGTGTCTAACTCATTTGCTAAACGTTTAGAATAAATAGTCAAAACTTTGTTTCTTATGAATTCTTCAAACTTTGCTATTATTAGAGGTCTTGTTTTGAGAGACGTAGTGAAACCAGGGATAACAGATGAATCCCCCAGAGCAGCGTGTTGTTCCACATACTCGTGAGAACCTTTCTTGCTATGGTAAACATTTTTATATCCCTTTTCTAATAACTTTTCTAGGACGTGAAAACCAACGTTGTTGTTTTCTACGACTAGCATTGCTTCTTTATATTCTAACCCAGTTGTGTAAAGTATTTCAGCGAAAAGGTCTGAGGTTGGTTTGCCTTTATATTCTGCGACTATCTCCATAGTTTGAAGTTTAAAGACGTGGAAAGTGCTTGAGTCGGCACCGTCACCACGAGCAACGTCAGCAACTAATAGGTAACTGTGTCCTTCCTGTGCTTCTTCCCATATCCAGGTGTTTCTATCAAAACCTACTTTGTATTTTGCTTCTGCTAGGTTTTCTTTTATTCTCATAATGTCGTCTGGGTGGATAACTGTATCACCAGAAGTATTGAAGTTACACTCATACTCCTGTGCTATTTGGCGACGAGACATGTTTTTGGTTTCTGTTTTAAACCACTCTTCGTCTCTATCAGGGTGAACGTCCCAAGGTAGGTTAACTGGAAGGAACTCGTTCTCTCCGCTTTCTGCTCCAACATAAGTCTCGTGGAACCAATCACCAACACCGTTTGGAGTTGAGATAGCGATACAACGACCACCAGTAGAAATGGTAGGATAAAGACCGGTCCAGAGTTCGTCTAGTCCGTCGATGTGTGCCGCCTCGTCAATAACGAGTAGAGAAAGGGCTTCTGAACGACCAGCGTCTCCTGATGTGGATGACGCTTTGACTTGACTGCCGTTTGTAAGTTCGATGCTGTTTTTGTTATCGACGTTGAAGTCTGCTATCTTCAACCAAGGAGGTAAGTTCTTCAGAATAGTTTTTACTTTCTTTACCAAGTTTGCTGCTGTTTGTAGCTTTGTCGCAACAATAAGAACGTTTTTATCTCGGTGAAACAGAACCAACCAAGCAACATAAGCAGCAGTAATGGTAGAGATACCTAACTGACGGGCTTTTAGAACGACGATAAACCTGTGGAGTGCTAGGTCGTCTACTAGGTCTGCCTGGAAGTCGAAGGTCTTGAATGGAATAAGACCTTTGCCTGGGTGTGGAATTTTACAGTAGGTGTTGATAAAGTAAACGGGTTTCTTGCCGGACTTGACAACTTCCTTTACTATCTTTTCTTTTGTTAGTTGGTAAGCCATTAATCATTTTTTGGTCTGGTTACGTTTTGGGGCTTCTTGTCTGTTGATTGCTCAAGAAACTTACGGAAGTTATCCTCTAGACGGTCTGTTGAAGGCTCTCCAACCGGGAGAACGTCTGCTAGACCACCGACTGTGTAAACCTTGGAGCATTGAATCCAAGTTCTAATTCTTGACATGTTTTGTAGCAACATATCGCAAGGACCATCGTCAGTGAGGGATAGGGTCTCTCCTGTGATGTTCTTGTATTCTTTCTTTAAAAACTTTGAGATATCAGCAAAAGTTTGCTCCATTTCCTCTTCTAGTTTGGTGTTGTGGAATGAGGACATTGGCATTTCTGACTGATAAGAAACAATAAGCTTTGGTCCGCTCATACGAACTTTGAAACCATCCATTACTCTAGAATCAGTAATAGCGCAGCCATTCTCTCTTTTAAGTCCAATCTTGTCGTCTTTTCCGTCTTCTCTGAAACGGGCGTCGTGTGAACCGTCGTAAGCATTTGCTGCTGCTTGGTTGATTCCTTTAACAATGTCGTAAACTGTAGCCATTAATTTTGCTCCTTATCAGGTCGCCAGCCTTCTAACCATCTTTCTTCTCTACCTTCTACCCACTGAATGTAGCACCCTTGGCAACATTCAAATTTGTTCATGTAGAGATCATCTCTACCAGAGAAAGAATAAGTTTCGCAAACCGGGCAAACTCTATTTATTTCTTTATTAATTAGGTTTCTAGTGATGAAAAAGCCGTCTTCATTTATTTTGTCGTCTTCTTGCCTGGATTCTTCTGAATAAAACTCTTTTAAATCTTCCAGATATTGTTTTTCTTTATCGTCATCCCAGCCTGATTTTGGGTTCACGATAGACTCTTGTCCAAACTTTTTGGACATTGCTTTTTCTACTTTTGCGATTTGATTTAGATCTTTCTTCATTTATAACCCTACAGAAATAATAACTATTGTAGCATTATAATAAGTAGTTTTTAATAAAAAAGGGAGGATCAAAAGACCCTCCCCCAGAGAACTTAGGTTAGAAGTAAAAGATTACTTGTTCTCTAGCTTCTTCTGAAGTGAAGCGATTTGAGCAGATTGCTCTTGGATAGCTGAAACGAGGATAGCAGATAGACGACCGTAGTCAACACCGAATAGACCCTCTTCTGAACCGTGAACGGCTTGTGGAACAACTTGCTTAAGCTCTTGCGCCATGAAACCGAAGTCACGTGAACCGTCCTTCTTCCAAGTGAAGTTAACAGCACGGAGTGAGTTGATTGTCTCAAGACCGTTGTCGATAACAGCAACGTCAGTCTTGAGGCGTTCGTCGGAGTAAGTTACGAAAGCAGCAGCACGAATCTTGTTCTTCTGGTTTGAACCTTCAGCAACGTCGATTGCGAACTCGCTGTCTGCGTCACCACCAAGCTGTAGCCAGTAGTCACCGTTTGAGTCTTGGAACTTGAGGCGATTCTCATCAGCGCTCCACATCATTGACTCGTTAGCAGTTGCACCATACATAACAACGTTTACACCAGAACCATCAGCACCGAATGCTGTAGCGCCGTCCATGTGGATACCTGAAGCAGCACCAGCAATCTTAAGCTGACCGGCAGCAGAAGCGAACTCGATGCTTGCGTCGTCGTCATCACCGAAGTAAATTTGCTTGTCGTCAGCCATAAGGACAACATCAAGCATCTGAACCTCTTTGTGCATAGTCATAAGTTCAGCACTATCAGTAGTGTCGAAAGTCATGTATGCGTTTGCACCTTCCTTGATCTCAAGAGCAGTAGCACTGTTGTCTGAGAGTAAGAGGTCGAAGTCAGTTGCAGCAGCGCTTAGGCTGTCTACATTTACATCACCAGCATCAGAGAGGTCGCCACCCTGAAGGTCAAGTGAAGTAGCAGCTAGTGCTGTGAAGTCACCAGCAGCAGCAGAGTTAGCACCAATAACAGTTCCGTCGATAGCACCGCTGTCAACGTTGATGTTGGTGATAGCTTGGCTGTTTGCGTCAAGAGCAGCACCGAGAGTATCAGCACGTAGCTCGTCAACGTAAGCAACACCGTCGAGGTAAAGGTCTTTCCACTCTTGACCAGCAGCACCAAGGTCACGAGCGTCGTCGGACTCTGGGAGTAGGTCTGTGTGGATCTCAACACCGTCAGCCATAAATGTAGCAGCAGCGGCTGAACCGATAGCAACCTCAAGGGCAGAATCAGCGTCAGACCAAACTACACTTGCGTGACCGTCGTCGTTAGCGCCACCACCGATCTGGAAACCACCACCGTCAGCAGCAGCAGAAGAAGCGGATAGAGCAGAAACAATCTTCTTGTCTGAAACCTCAAGAGTTGTTGCAGTTTCAGTTACACTGTTAATAGTTGTAACGTCAAGAGTTCCGATCTTAGCGTATGAAGCTGTGAACTGTGAAGTGCTAAGGCTGTTGATGCCGCTAGCGTCAAGGCTTGCGTCGAGGACGAGAGCCTTGTTTGCAGCAGCAGTACCATCGGTAATGCCATCAAGCTTCTCTAAGTCAGTCTCATCAAGGTCAGCGGAACCAATGACAAATGAAGTTCCAGCCTCAACAGCGCCAGTAGCTGTTACGTTACGGAAACCAGAAACGTCAAGGTTAGCATCTGCGACAACTGCCTTGCTTGCTGCGACGGTACCGTTGGTAACGTCGTCAAGCTTTTCAAGGTCAGTTTCGTCGAGGTCAGCTGAACCAATAACAAAAGAAGTACCAGCAGTTACTGCACCAGTAGCAGTAACGTGACGGAAGCCACTTACGTCGAGGTTAGCGTCAGCAACAACAGCTTTGTTGGCTGCGACAGTACCGTCAGTGATACCATCAAGCTTCTCAAGGTCGGTCTCGTCAAGATCGGCAGAACCGATGATGAATGAAGAACCAGCAGTTACGGAACCGCCGAATGAACCAGCGCCGTCGAAAGCTGCAGCACCAGCGAATGTTGCATCGCCTGAACCGCTGAAGGTGCGACCGCTTAGGTCACGAAGACCAGAAGCATCTTTGTTTGCGTCAAGGACGAGAGCCTTGTTAGCTGCCGCAGCACCGTTGGTGATGTCGTCAAGCTTCTCAAGGTCTTCCTCTGACATTTCTGCTGAACCGATAACGAAAGCGCTACCAGCTTCAACGTCGCCAGTTGCGATGAGGTGAC